AAATCTGGTTTTTTGCTTTTTATCAACCTATTTCTTAGTAAAAAGAAACCATGAAAAAAGAAGACTTTACACTATTATTAAAAGATTTGTACCAGCTGTATAATCCATCGTTTTTAGAACATATTCCTGCGCTTGTAGAGCGTTATAGCAGAATGGAAGTAGATGCTGTTAGAACAGCTATAATGAAGTACAATAGAAAAAATGCTTCCTTCCACGATCCTGAAAAAGACAAAGATGATTACGCTATTAATTTAGTAAACGAATACTCAAATGGTAATAGGATATTATATGGAATTAAACTAGAAGCAGCAAAAGAAGTCGAAAATATTGCTGTTGTTGAAAGTAAAAAGATAGAAGAAAGTGTAAATAAAAAGTTGGAAGAAATTCAAAACGAGCTCACTTCTAAAGAAAAAGAACTAGCTGCGGCGTATGAGGAAAAGTTAAAAACACTTACAGATCAAATCGTAAATTTAAAGCCAAAAACAACAATTTATGAAAGTGTGGATGTGAGACTAATAATCAACTACACAGAACATGAATTAAAGCTTCCAAACAAAGAAATAATACTTTCACTTGGCGTTGGTGCCAGGATGATCACAAGTTCATCAGATGGCTCAAAAATAATAGCTTTAAAAATTGTAGATATTATGTGTGATGGGGTTTCAGACCCAGAAGGAAAATTAATAATAGAAATTATACTAGATAGAGAATAAAAACACTCATGAAAGAAAAAGTAAAAAATGCAGCAAGAAAAAATATAGTTATAGCAGTACAACAACAAATTCAAAGAGCAATAGATGATATATTGGCACGAGAAGGTAAAATGGCTCAATCCACGAAAAACTATGTTGAAGCACTTCAAGGAAACATAGAAATTGCTCCTTATGTTTATGGTTGGCTAGAATGGCCAGAAACAAAAAAGAAGCCTAAAAATGATCAATGATTTCTTGCAAACAATCTTTGCAAATTATCATAACGTTACCAACAATATCTCTTACTGAAGCGCAAACTTTCTGCTCATCACATCCATCACAAGTTTTTGGATCACCATCAACATAAATAAGCGACACCTTCTTTATTTGCTTACCGTTTTTTTCTATATGTTCATCTGTAATCATAACCACAATCCAAGAATTTGTCTTTTAGCAAGAAGCGTATCTTCAGCTTCATCGCTTTTTAAATTAAGAGAAACACTCTCTCCATAACAAGAACAATCTGGGTTTCCATCTTCACCAACACCTATGGATATAAAACCAGCTGATATCGGTTCAAAATTTTTAAATTCTGAGTGTTGATTTAATTCTGAGAAAACAATAATTCTGTTTTCTTTTGTTCTAACATATTTTGTTTTTAAAATCATGGATTGTATTTAAATGAAAGTTCGTTATAATATTTTGTGTCGTATGCGGTCCAACCCTCTTTGTGCCAAAGAAAAAATCTGGATATACCAGCATCTAAAGCCATCTTACTACAAATGGTACAATAAGGTTCTCCTGAGTGTTTTGGATTACCCTGGTCATCTAATCTTATAAACAAAAGATCGCTGCCAGGAACGCTTTTAGGATGGTTTTTGAATGCTTCTATGATAGCTCTTTGCTCGGCATGAATACAACACGTCTTATCACTTTTAAAATTATCTGGAAGACCGTCTTTGAAACAATCGGTTTGAATGTCTGTTGGCATAGAATTATATCCTTCGCCAATAATTTCTATAAAATTAGGTACGTCCCATGATTTTAAAATAATGCTTCCACACTTAGATCTGCTGCAAGTAGCTTTTTTAGCCACCTCAATAAGATAATCAAAATGTTTTTGATCAACTTGAACGATTTCTTTTAATTCACTCATATAGCCGCAAGGTTATTTTAAAACCTTTGATTTTTTAAAGTGGTTTTCAACAATTGGTTCCATGAATATGCTCATGTACATATCATCAGTCACATCAACTGTTTTAGATGTGTTTGTATCATCATTGCCATAACAAAGCACGGCAATACCAGAATATCTATAAAAAGAGTGGTGAGACATTTTCAATTCAAGATCACCAGATGAAAAAAGCACATTTTCAAACTCACCATCTGAATGTTTAAAATATATACCTTTCTTTTCAAGGCGTGAAACCAACTTGTCTACAGCTGGTTTCATTTTACTGATTTGTTTTTCCTTATTAAATTCCATGTCTTATTTTTGTTATTCAAAGATAACAAAAAATACACAAACATCAAAATGTCACATGTGTTCCAGCTTTAGGATTTGGTGTACCGACCAATCTTGACTTAAATTTTTCCTGTTCATCTGGTGTTAAAGAACTTAATTCCTGTTGTGTTAGTTTATAAACCTTACTTGCTCTTATTTTATTTACTACATATGTTCTTTTAAGTTCGTTTGGCAAATTATTAAATTGGTGTTCTCCTATTCCCATACTATATGGAATTCTACCCTTTAAGTTGTGTATATAGTCACTCAATTCTTGTGGGTTTAATAAATCAAAAATAAAATCTGGAATTTTGTCTCCAATTTTAGAAAGTTTATTAGTATAAAATTTTTTGTTTTCTGCGGTTAAACTATTAAAAATATTATAATCATATAAAAGATAATAATTTTTCTTTTCATACAAATCATATATTATTTTACCTCTTTCCAATTCAGATAGTTCATAAAAAAAATCTAACTCTTTATAAAACCAACTAGGAGCAAGAAGTCTTGTTGAATCCATTACCCATTGAACAACTGCGCTTATTTTATCGTTTTCTGGCAACATTTTAAAACAACCGCTTTTATTAATTATCCAATATAAATAATCTTTTCTTTTCCATTCTGATGTGTGTAAAATAGAAATTAAAAATTCAAGCTTAACACTTTTGCTTAAAAATTTAAAATTAGTATCTTTAAAATTATCAATAAGTCCATGATGATTATTTGTATTGAACAATAATTTTACAATAAATTTTACATATTCTTTTTGTTGATTTTCATCTAGTGACTTTAATTGTTCGGATGTGATTCTTAAACCATTTACAGCTCTTTCTGCAGCATATTTCAACATATCCTCTGGTTGGTTTTTAACTTTTGAACTGGGGTACATTTGAATAATTTTAGCATCTTCATCCAACTTTATTAAGCCAGCCAATTCCATTAACCTTTTTCTATATGACTCATTTAAATCCATATCAATAAATATTTTCATATTTTGGTTTTTTATACATATTTATGTATATGAGTATAAAAGAAAACAATAAAGAAGTAAGAATAAATATACTTATTGCCAAAGACCTTAGAAAGCAATATAAGTTATACTGTTTAAATCTCGAAATTCCGATGTCTGAAAGAATTAGACAATTAATAGAAATGGATCTTGATAAAAAAATAAAGTGATGGCTTATGTTTATATATATTACGATACTAGGTACATACCAAATATTCCAATATATGTTGGTAAAGGTATTGGAAATCGTATGTTTGATCATTTGTCAGAGTGCACAAACCCTCTTTTAAAAAGAAAACTTAATAAAATTAAACAACTTTTTTTAGAACCAAAAATAGAAAAATTCAAAGATAATATCAGTGAACAAGAAGCACTTACTTTAGAAAAAGAGCTCATCGCTAAATTTGGAAGATTAGATTTAAAAACTGGCACACTTTGCAATTTCACAGATGGTGGTGAAGGTAGCTCTGGTAGAATTATCTCTGAAAAAACTAAAAAATTATGGAGCAAACAAAGAAAGGGTAAAAAACAAACACCTGCTCAATATGAGGCAAATTGTAAAAGAATAGTTTCAGAAGAACGCAAGGAAATACTTAGGCAAGAAAGAAAAGGTAAAGATTTTTTAACAAAAGAACAGCACGAAATAATTCGTTTAAAAAACATAGGAAGTAAACGTTCTCAGACAACTAAAAACTTAATGAGCAAACAAAGAAAAGGTAAAAAACAAACAGAAGAGCATAAAAAAAACTCCATAGAAGCTAGAATGAAAAAATTTGTTTACAAAAAAGTAAAATGCACTACCAACAACACAATTTATAATTCATTAAAAGAAGCTTCTGAGAAACTAAATTTAAAAAAGACTGCTATAACTGCTGTGGCGAATGGTTCAAGAAAAAATCACAAAGGTTTTATTTTTACATATGTGATTTAACAGTATTTTCTCCCTTTATAATTCCACCAGTTTTTTCTGATAAATCCCAGTATGTGTGAATAAAATCTATTATCTCTCCTGGTGGAACATCTTTATGGAAAGCAATATTGGGACCATGATTTTTAAGATGTACTGCATAAACGCCAGGGATTATTTCACCATTTTTTATACCTTCAAAAGTGTTAATTGCACACTCTCTACTACCGCATTCTACATGAAATTGTTCTCTAACAGGAATTACACCACGCTCTTCAAAACCTTCACGCATAGGACAGTGGAAATGTACAATAGAATGAATTTTATCCCCAAGCTCATGATAAATTAATTCTTGTGTTTTTTCACCCACAGAAGGTCTTGCACCACCAACAATAAGTTCGCCGTTTTTGTATGAATACACAGGAATCATACCTCTTTGGAAGCTCTCGTTGTGATTTATTTTACGTTCAGATGTGATTCTTTCAAAATCTTTACCATCCACTCTACAACCAAAATGCCCACTTGTTTTACCAGTTCCTGGAAGAGGCTTAAAAGCTTTGTGAGCAAATAAGTATTTCATTACATCATACCAATTTTGAGGTATTACACCTTCTTGGATAAGCTCTTCAGGAAAAGCTCTTTGATCATCTCTTACAATTGTTTTATCCCCAAACGTAAGATTCAATCTTTTTAAAGTAATATCTGCCAATATAGCAATTGCTTCACTTCTTGTTTCACCTTCATGTGGAAATTCTTCAGGTGTAATTACCATATTTATTTTATCTCTAATGTCGTTTGCGAAAACAAGATTTGAGCTATTCTTTTTTAATGCTAACAAACCTCTCTTGTAAGTTTCATCTCTTCCAACACCTGCGGTTGTCTTAAATGATACAACAAAAATATCTTTGCGCTTCTCTCTGATTTTATGCACAATTTTTTCTGCTGGTACCAAATCAAGACTATAATAATTGTTTGAGTCAAGTCTTTTTTGATCTTTCCCAAATTTAAAAATTGGATTCTCAATCATACCTTCCTCTATTACAGTTGAAATAACACTTGGTTCAAAATCACATACTGCAGCCGCCATTATAATGCACCTTGTTTCTGAATCTTTGATTAAAGCATCAATAAATTTACTCAATTCTTCATTGGTTTCAATAAAATCAAATCCGAAGTGATTCATAACATTAAATGTTTCTTCAAATTCATCATTGTTCAGAATACCAAGCGCCATTTTTGTTGGTATAAGCTTCACAGAATATTCACTATTCAAATCGTTGTCTAAACGTGATTTCATTGCACAGTAAATATCGTGTCCAACATTTCCATATGCTGGTGCGGTTAAAGCAAAGTGTGGAGATACATGTTGCATGGTTCCACCACAAATGATGTAAATTTTTTTCATGTTACTTGATAAAAATATTTGTTATTCTACCCTTTGCATTTGAGAGCTTTCTTTGAAAAGAAGTGTCTGTCATCATAATTTTATACCTAGCTGTTATGATTGAATCAACCCAAGGGCCCTTTGTTGAAATTAAGGAATCAATTTTTTTATCAATCAAAATTTTAACTTGAGACTTGATAATTTCCTCTTTGTTTTTATTTACAGTGTATAAAACACCAAGTAAAATAAAAAAAGACACTATTATACCCATTAAAAAACCTCTAACTATTGATGGCATGTTTATTTTTTTAAATTTCTGAATTCTTCTAATGTACCTCCACGAATACCACCATGACCATCTGATCTATTGGCCCATGACATATAAGCATAGTATTCATCCTGAATTTTTTTAAGATTTGGAAAATCCTTTTTTGTGACTTTATAAAAATCAACAGCAAGCAAATGCTCTTGAGTATATTTATGATGCAAATTGTATGGAAATTCTTTTTTAGAATCTTCAATTGAATATGTTATGCGATCTTCGTTTAAAGAAAAAATGGTGCCATCATCTGGCCTGGCATAATATTTTGGCAAACTATTTTTTTTCATGTTCAAAATCACCAGTTGATAAAATAATCCAAACGCATGGGAACATAAAAATCATTTGATCGAAGTCTAGCCTTGAAATATGGTCTAATTTATACAAAACAATATTTACAAGTATAAGCAAAAACATCAATATATGTATTCCTTTTTTCATGATCCGTTTCTTAATCGAATAAGTGTAATTAAATTTTGAATTTCGTTGTAATAACAAACGACAATATCCATAAGGTCAATATGACCAATACTGTCAGGGCAAATACCCAAAAGATGTAAAATAGACTCTATCATTGTGATTATAAAGATATAAAAAAATTTTCAATTTTCAAAAAGTTTTCCATTTAAATCCCATATATGTTTTGTTTGGGTTTCCATGTCTGTTTAATTTACCAAGTGCAACATCTAAAATTTTATTTCTTGCATTTTTATTTAAGTTTAGTTTTTCAGCAGCCTCTTTAGCAGAATTAAACTCAGCAACAACCTCATCTGTTTCAATATTAATTTGTTGAATCTTATTATATATTGTTTCTTTATTGTGTCTTTTTTTTGGCTCTATTTTTTCTCCCAAATAATTATAACTCCAAAAAAAGTGTTCACAAGTTCCGCTTCTTATAGCAGACTCTGAAATACCAGTTCTGCAAATACCAATTGTTTCTTCTACCGTTATTGGAGAATCCCACATTTTTATAAAATTACCACTTAAATCATATTGAAAAACTTGTTTCCTTAGCGCTTTTCTATCTCTTTTTTCTTTACTTAAATTATTAGTCCCATCCCCACCATCTGTGCAATTTGATAAAATTCCAGTTTGTATATCTCGCCTTCCAAAATGTTTTATCATCTTTATCTCTAAATCAACTGCTGTGGTCTGATCAATTTCGTCATATACTCTATAATGCATTGGTAATTCATTTGTTTCTGAGATAATACTTTTTATTACACTAGTTTTAAAACTTTTAATTTTTAACATACTTGGTGTGGTGTGTATAGTTTCTCTTTTTCCAGTTCCTTTACCAATGTAAAAAGGTTGAAATTCGAAATTTTTATCTTCATAACTCCAAATTCCAGGTTTTCTTTGATCTAAATAAACATATACATAATATCGTTTTTCCATATTCTTTATTTATAAATATGTAGAAAAATATTATATCTCCGACCAATATTTTGTCACCAACTTTTAATTTCTTCCATGATTTAAATGTGATATGTTTTTAATTTTTCTTCTAACTCAATTTTAAGCGGCAAGAATTTCTCTTTATAATAATCCCAGTCAATTTCATCACACTCCATAATTTCTGGATATAAATAATTGGCCGCAGAATAATCTACAATTTTTCCATGCTCAGCAATTTGTATTGCAAATATAAGAACTCTTAATGAATGAAATGCGCTTTTTTGCCCAGTATAGAAATTACTATCCAAAATGCACATTTTAGCTCTTTTCCAGCGATTTCTTGATTCGTTAAGTGTGTCCATAACTAGACGTTTAACACTTATCTCTTGAACAAGAGGAACCTTGTTGTTAAGTATTATCCAATCTGGCGCAAAAAGGCATTCTAGAGTTCTTGGGTGATGTAATTTAAGTTCGTCCTTGAAATAGTCTGGTGTAAAGATATGAATGTTCAAAAGAGCGCCATTTACGGTCATTTTCTTCTCTTCATGAGCCAATAGATGGCTTCCAATTAGAATAATGTCCCAATCAGATGTTTCCGTGGCGGTTCCGTATACTCTGGAACCATAAAGGAATATGTTTTTTACCTTAAGCGGATGAATACCAGCGGCAGCTATTACCTCTTCGGCTGTAAATGGAATTGTCGTCATTATCATCTTATACGCTAAACAAGATCGAAAGGTTTCATTTTTTTGCCACTATTTATGTATGACAAACCAATTTTTGTATGACAAAAGAACAATATATCGAATATTCAAAAGATCCAATAAAGTTCATAACTGACTTTAGAGTTGGCACAAACGCCTACAACAAATTTAAAGTAGAAAAACTACCAATATTTGAATTTGAAAAATCTATAATTAGCAAACTTCACAAAGAGGATTATACAATATTTAAAAAATCAAGACAGATGCATTTTAGCTCTATCGTGGCTTCATATGTTTGCTGGTGCACTATTTTTTCACACAAGAAATACATATCAATAATTTCTCCAAATTCAGGTATGGCAAAAAACTTTTTAGAAAAAGTAAGACTGGTTTTACAAAAATTCTACAAAGAAGATTTTAAAGAAAACACACCTACAAATAATTTAAGAGAAATTGTTCTTAAAAATGGCTCAGAGATTATTTCATCATCTGTGTCTAAAAACCCAGGATGTGCACAGGTAAGCGATTTAATAATTTTTGACGAGTTTTCTTTTTTTGAAGATTCCGATCAAGTTTTTACAAGCGCAATAATGACACTTTCTCAAGATCGTGGCAAATGCATTTTATATTCTTCTGTAAGATATAAAGATGATGCGTTTTACAAAATATATGACAAGGCAATCAAAAAAGAAAATGGATACAATGCTCACGAATTTTTATGGAGCAAAAATCCAAACAACAACATTTCTTGGTATGAAGAAATAAAAAATAAATTTCCACAAACATATCGACAAGAGTATGATTGCGAACCAATAAACAAACCTTCAAAGAAAAAAGAAAATGTAATTACGCTAAGAATTGACGATTGGATGGATCAAGAAATAAATAAAAGATTGTTACAAAAATCCGCAGAATTCAAAGAAAATTATTCTATATCAACTTATATAAGAGAACTTATAATGAAGGATTTGAGTTGTGAATAAAAATATAATTATATATAGTTTAACATGCCCATTAAATAATGAGGTTAAATATATTGGAGTCACACGTGAATCAGTTGGTATGAAAAAAAGATTGACTCAACATGTTTGTGATAGATTTTCTTCTGTTAATAGAAAAAACAATTGGATTAAAAAATTGTTTAAAATTAATAAACGCCCAATTATTGAGTTTGTTGATATTGTACCTTTTTCTGAGTGGTGTTTTTGGGAAACACACTATATAGATTTATTTAGAGCTTGGGGGTTTAAACTTTATAACATTATGCCATGTGGTGAAAATCCACCAGTTTTAAAAGGGTGTCTTAATCCAAATTTTGGTAAAAGTTTATCTGAAGAAACAAAAAACAAAATCAGTCAAAGATTAAAAGGACAAGTTATATCAATAGAAATAAGAAAAAAAATTAGTAAAAAATTAAAAGGCCATATTAAAAGCAAAGAAACGTGCCTAAGAATAAGTCACGCAAAGAAGAATAAGAATGGTAAAAAAATAACTGGAACAATAATAAAAACAGGGGAAATTATTGAATTTGACACCCTAGCAGAAGCAGCAAGAAAAACAAATCTAAAAGAAGGAACAATTAGAAGCTCGGTATTAAGAAATTTAACAATGAGAGTTGGTATTAAATGGCAGTATGTCTCTTGATTATTGGAATTACAAGTTGTGTAATATCAAAATAAGACATATCTTCTAATATTTTTGGTATTACTTTGTTATTATAAATTAAAGCCTCTGTATTAAAAAATAAACATTGCATCGGAGATATTTTTTCTTCATCTTCTTCAAAATCGCTTTCAATTATCTTAATCATTCTATCAACACTAAAAATTTCATTGTTGTTTTTTATATAACCATATGCCTTTTTAAGAACTTGATAACTTTTCATAAAATTTAATAAATAACACCCTCCATAAAACCCACCCTGGAGCGATAATAAACTTAAATTTTTTGATATATCTTTTGTGTTGTCATGATATACTAACGAAAAAACTTTTCCATTAAGTTCAGGCATTTCTTGAAATGTTTTTAGTGTCAAAACATTGTCAATAAACTTATTTGTAACACCTTCTTCATTTCCATGCATAATTGAATCTACGCCGCCATCTACAAGTACTATAGCATCTATTTTAAGATGCTCAATAAGACGCTCGTATGCTTTTTTCATAATTGGAACAGCAGTTCTTTCAAACATCCAAACAATAACTTCTTGATTTGTTGAAGCCTTGAAAAATTGTGACAAATAACCTTCTACATAATTTGTAGATGGTATTTTTATTTGTGAAGTGGCACCATATAAAGATGGCCCTAATACAATAGGATCTGCAAATTCATTTATTGTTTTTAAATCTGTGTGTGTCAGATTTGCAAGATGAACTTTTTTCCCGCTTTTCGTAAGAGAATAATATAAAGGTATGCCAGCAAGAATATCGCTACCGCCACCAACACCTACAACAAGTATTGTGTTCTTCCCTTCAAGGGCAGCTAGCATTGCGTGTGGCAAATTTAACATAAATTTTTAGCTATTTAAAATTAATTCTCTTTTTTTCATCTCAAAGAATGAGTTTGCACACGCCTTAACGTCATCTAGTGCATCGTGAGCGCCTTCAAATCCTTTATTGAACAAATGTGTGTGCAATTCTGTTAAAGTCGGCCATTTGTACCCTCTAAAGCTTGGTATCCTACAAATGTTTGTACTTTCTTTCATGGTACAAAACTTTTTTAATTCTTTTTTGGGAGCAACATTTAATCTAATAAATTCTGCACCAATAACGTTTTGATCAAACGACATGTTGTGCGCAATTAGATATTCACTCTGCTCCATATCCTTCAATAAAAGTTCTACTGCCTCTGAAAGTGGTATTCCAAATTCTTCGCATCTTTCTGTGGACATATTGTTCTCAATGAAAAATTCTGTTTTTGGAACTTCCCAACCATCTGGTTTAATTAATAAACTTTGTTCACTAACTAATTTCTCATCCTTGTCATATAATTGCCAACCAAGTTGAGTTACTCTAGGCCAATTGTTAAGATCTGTTACTGGGGCATTAAAATTTAATGCTTTGCCATTTGTTTCTGTATCAAAAAATAAGTACATATTATCCGTTTATAATTTTTACACAAGCTGCAAGAACAGCTTTAAATTTAGTTTTTTCTACAAAATCTCCAACGTAAGTTTCGTCTGGGCCATAACTAACCTCAACAAAATTTTCACATATATCCATTTCATAACCTTCTGACTCTAATTTTTCTACAACTGGCATAAGCCAGTCCCAGCTAGAATCAAATTTAAGTTCATCATCTTGACAATTATCTAATATGTGTGCTACAGAGCATTTAGAAGAATCTACTCTCCAAACACCTTCGTAAAAAGTGGCACCCATATATTCGGCTATTGTTGTGTTGTTTTGATTTTTCATGCCGCCTTTGTTTTAAGATCAATTCTTAATTTTGTCAATACTTCCCCTAGGTAGTTTGTGCCAGGCCAATCTTTTGGATTTGTTTTTTTTGCATTTTCTTCATCTAAACCAATTCCCCATACTGCATCGTATGGACTAGCCTCTACAAGAATTGTATCACCAGTGTCCATTAATACTTTTAGAATATCAGGATTTTGAGTGAACTTTGCATGGTTACCTTTGTAGACAATTTCTTTGCAATTTAGTTCCCAAAGATCTTTTACAAAACCTTTTACTTCTCTTCCAATTTTTTTTACATCAGCAGGGCTTTCAGTTGCTAAAACTTTTTTAGCACTTTCAATATCTCCAAACAACATTGCTTTTCGATACATCATCCAGTGTTCAGCTGTTTTGAAAAAATGCCCGTTTAGAGTGAAACCAACTCGGTTCCACTGACTAAACGGGCTTTTGTTTTTCCAAAAGAAAGTGTATTTTCCGTAATTTACTTCCACCTTAAAAGGGTAAATCGTCGTTGTCCGATGGATTAGAAGTAAACACTGGCGCAGACTGTTGTGTCGTTGCTACTGGCGCTTGACTTGTTGTCGCCGCTGGCGCTGAAGATTGTGCTGTTGCAGCTCCAACTCTTTCAATTCTCCAAGCTTCAAGCGTGTTAAAATACTTTACACCTTCTGGACCATTCCACTCTCTGCCACGCAGATTGAATTGAATTTTCACTTCCTCTCCAACTCTGTAAGAATCAAGAACAGCACATTTGTCTTGTGTTACTTGAAATTGTACATGTTGTGGGTAGGGCGTGTTAGCCTCTGTTGTTAATACAAATTCTCTTTTTTGAAATTTGTCGCTTACTCTTTGAGTAGCATTTACTAGTTTTAAGATTCCGATTGTTTCCATAATTCAAATTTACTTATTGTTTTTTAATTTTCCAAATTTATATCGTCTGGATTTCGATTTTTTTTGTTTATTTCGTATAGTTTTTCTGCGTAATTTTTAATTCGTTCAATATCAACAACTTTATTTACCCACTCTTCTGGTATTCCTGATAAGCCATAAAATGCGCCAGCAATCTGTCCACACACAGCACCAGTTGTATCTGCATCACCTCCAAGATTTACAGTTGCAAGAACAGCACTTCTAAAGTCTGTGTTATTTGCAAATCCCCACATTGCAGCTTCCAATGTGTCTGGGGCATGAGCGCCACCTGACACATATCCAACAGCTGCACTTAAACCTTCGTATGATTTATGAATTTCTTCACCTGGAGGAGTTTTATTTGTATAATTTGCTTCAGTAATTGCTTTTGATTTAAAATGTAATTCAGAAACTTCAAATGGCCAAGCAAAAGGTAAAACAACTTCTTCTTTTGTTTTACCACTAAAGCAAGCATCCATAATAGCACCCTGCACCATACACGCACTTATAGAATCATTTGAATCATGTGTCATTTTAGAATTCTCAGCACACATTTCAATAACCTTTTTTGTGTCTCCAAAATAAAACATTGGCACTGGTGCAAGTCTCATTATGGCACCATTACCACCAGCAAACTCATCGTGATAATAAGGATTTCCAGTTTGTTCAAAAAATTCAATTGCAGTCCTGGTAGCTCCACCAATATCAAAACAATATCCCTTCACACTATTGTAACCTTGACGATACCACTTTAAATATCTCTCCATTTGATCAACTGCGTTAAAACCTTTGTGTTCAATAAAGCTTTCTGCCAAACACAACGCCATTGTGGTATCATCTGTCCATTCTCCTGGTTTTAAATTATGAACACCACCACCAATCATATCTGTAAGTGGTTTGTCTTTAATAAGTTTATAAGCCATGAATTCATATGTGCCACCAATGGCATCTCCAACAGCTAAACCAACTAAGGCCCCAAGAAATCTATCTTTTATTTTTTCTTCTTTTTCCATTATTGCAATGCTTTGTTAACTGACCATTTTTTAGACTCTACCAACTTTACAACTTTATTTTGTTCTTCTGGAAGAAGTACGTCAAAATTAATATCCATTCCTTCTCTAATCACACGCACACTACCTTTGTAGGTATAAAGCCCATATATTTCAGAATGACTTAAAACTTCATCAAATTGAATTGGGTGCTTATGATTTTTACCCAATATTGAAATTATTGCGTCTTTCATTATAAAATTGGTTTTAATTTTCTATAATATCTACGCCACACTGGGTAAAGAAAAAATAATATTGCCCCAGACAATGCCGCATATGAACTTGTCATTAAAAAAAATGTTATCCACAATGCTTCTTTTGCCATGAAATAAATATTTGATTTCTTGTAACACTCCACATCTGGTTTTACTTGCAAAGCTTGTCTCTCTTGCATCCTATCTGCTACTTGAGCATGTAAGAAAGTATAATACACAGCAAAAGAGCAAATCACTTCAGTTAATTTAAACTGAGTAAAAAATAATTGAATAAATAAAACTAATCCAACCACTATCGCTTCTTTATGCCAAGTCTTCATATTATATAACGTTTGCTCCTAAGCCATTAGCGCCAACTGATGATTCTAATTGAATATAGTTACCATCAAGACCCTCTGCCATAACTATCATACCTTGCGATTCTATACCAGCAATTTTTCTTGGCACCAAGTTTAAAACAAATGGAATTGTTCGCCACTTAAGCTTATCAGCAGAAATTTGATGAGCTATTGCGCTTACAACAACTCTTTTATCCACTCCTGTATTTATTTCAAATTTATACAACTTATCTTTTCCTTCTATTTTTTCTACTGAGGTAATAAGACACAAACGAATATCTAGCTTCATGTATTCATCAAATGTTATTTCTGTTTTTATCGCTGGCAGTGTTTTTTCTATTGTTTCCATTTTTTTATTTTGGTATTTCGTTTGGTATTCGTGTAAAATTTTTATTTTCATCCACTTCAAAAATTGTAGGTTTATGCATTAATTGCATTCTCACATTAACCAAAGATGCATTGACAAAATGTATTTCATCTTTTTCTTCGTGTCCAGCAGCTTCATGAATATGGCCAAAAACGTGTAGTTTCGGTTTGATTTGTTTTATTCTTTCCATAAGCATTTCACAACCCTTTTCAGAACCTTCAAGAACCATGTCAAGAATTCCATGTGGCGGTCCGTGCGTCACCAAGATATCAATATCATCTGGTATATGCGCCCAATACCTATTAATTTCATCACCTCTAATTTTATTGAAGGCCCACGAGTGAAACCATGGGGTTATTGGTGAGCCCCAAATTTTTAATTTATTAGACGGAACAATTGTAGAACCTTCTTCTCCAGAATTTGCAAGAGAGGCAAAACCCTCATTCATATCAATCTCTACAAAATCATTTTCTAAATAAATAATGTTAGGATATTTTTTCAACATATCTTTAGCAATACCTCTTTGTAGTTCAAATAACCAATCGTGATTACCAGCAATTAAAATTTTGTATTTATATGGCAGTTCGCTGAACCATTTTAAAAAATCCTCAACCTCTGTTTCATAGCCCATGTTACTCATATCGCCAGCATGAATAATCATGTCAGCTTCAGCTGGCATAAAAGAATTTCCACTTATATTGTATAAGACATCCATGTTTTGCAAAGAGTCTTCAGGTTTAAGAACATAAATGTTCCTATGCTTATTGTGAGTATCTGATATTAAAACTATTTTAAACATTAAATTGCTAGTTCTTTGTCTGTAATAACTATTTTTCTATTGTGTTTTTCTTCAACCCTCTTTATTATTTCTGGATCTACAATTGAGCCATTACTTAAATCTATTCCTATTTCAAAACATTTAATGAATCTATCTACTTTTATAGTCTCGTCATAAATGATTGGTCCAAAAAAGATAAATTTTCTTTTTATTACTCTTTTATTAACTGGCTCTCCTTTAACGAAAAATGCAGTATAAGTAAAGTCTTGGAATTCTCCTTCGCCAATGCAAATCTCATAAAAATAGTCTCTGCCGTTTATGTTAATCGGTTTTTTCATTATTTTTGTTTGCTTCTTGTTCTTTAATCCAAATTAAACATTCTTTATATGTTCCAGAAAAATCAAAAACTTCATTTGTGACTTGTTTTTTTGGCAACAACCTATATTTTTCTAACATGTCAATTGCATTTTTGTCAACAATTACTACATTATCAAAACTTTCAATTTCTTTTGCAGTTGGTGATGATTCAATTTCATGTTCTTTGGCTAAATATTTAAACCCTGCTGCTGGTTTTATTTTTTCTAAACTTCTATATCCACTTGAAGATACGTGCTCCAAGTGCCTATCACAAGGTATGTATACAATCTTTAAATCTGGTTTCATGTCTTGCATGTATCTCAATTGAGTATTCTCATGTTCAAAATCAGTGCCATTTCTAAGACCCTTTACAACAACCACGTTATAACCTTCTTGTTCTTTTTCCCAAACAAAATCTGTAAGAAAATCATAAAAACCTACCACCGTTTTAGATGGTAGGTTTTTTTGAATTGTTCGTACATGCGGAGCTTTTGTTGCTTGAGACCAAGTCCCAGAATTGAAAGGGTTTTTGTCTGGGTTTATACCCACTGCAATTACCACATTTTCTTTTCCAAAAATTGCTTCCGCTTTTTCCAATACATTTTGATGCCCTATTGTAAATGGGTTAAAAGAACCTGGAAAAATTGCAAGTGTTTTCATTATTTTTTTATACGGCTTAAAATTCCATCACAACAGCCATAATTAACTGCTTCTTGACCAACCATAAAATAATCACGGTCACAATCTGCGTAAATTTTATCGTATTTTTGTCCAGTGTGCAAAGCTATAATTTCATACAACTCTTTTTTCAACGCTTGAATTTGAGTATTCATGATTTCAATATCTGAAGCTTGTCCACCTGCTCCACCCATCGGTTGGTGCTGCATAAATCTAGCGTGTGGCAGTGTCATTCTTTTTCCTTTTTGACCAGCCACCATTAAAACATAAGCCATAGATGCTGCCATACCTGTGTTTACTGTTGCAATTGGCGGTTTAACTAATTGCATAACATCATAAATACCCAGACCATCATAAACAGAACCACCTGGAGAGTTTATGTAGATGCTAATGTCTTTTTTGGTATCAACTGATTCTAAAAAAAGAAGTTGTGCGTTAATAATATTTGCGATATAATCGTCTATACCTGTTCCAAGAAAAATAATACGATCCATCATTAATCTTGAAAATACATCCATTTGAGCCACATTAAGTTGTCTCTCCTCTATAATATAAGGAGTCATATTTGTTGGCTTGTGGTAAATTTTAGGCGTTAACACCTTGTTATAATTGTCTAGCTTTAAGCTGCTAATTCCTAGGTGCCCAGTGGCAAACTTTCTAAATTCTTTTGAATTATCCATGTGTTTATTTGTTTTTATTTTCACAAAGATACAAATTTATTTCATTCTTCAAATTTTTTCTAGCTTTTTTTTCGTTAATTTTAAACGTCTGGGTTAAATAAATTTCTTTTCTCTTTAAAAAGCTTTCCAGTACGGCTTTGCGGCCTTCCTTATATTTTTTTAAAGACACATGAGAATATTCTTTTCTAACACCTAGACGATACCACTCGTATTCATCTTGATGTGGTGTAGAGAGAATGTGAAGATCAAAATCTAACAAAAATTTTACATCTTCATGCATAGACATTTTTAAATCTCTATGTGTTGTAGCTTTTATGGCCTCTGCAACAAAATTAAATTTAGAGTTGTCAAATTTTTCCCAGTCAAATGAATGCCAAATAGCCATAAATAAATCAGCACTTTTTTCTTCATTATCTTTCCCTCTTGAACTATACACAATATCATGATAAATTATTGCCATAAATATCTCATCTGGATATGTTAGCTTATCATAAAATAGCTCCCATAAATTAACCATGTGAGCAATATGATCAATATTGTGGTAGTGTCTATTTTTGCCAGTATAAATTCTCAAAACTTGTTTCCAAAGTTTGTCTACATTTTCAATTGTTGTATATTTTAAAAAAACCTTTACAAAAGATTCTTTTAATAATATAACTGCTGCATCTTTTTTATAATCTCTTTTCATTCTACGTCTTTTTCTGCTATTTTATCTTTTTTTATATCTCTATTTATATGACTACAAAGTGGCTGTAAATTCGTGTAGTGATTTAATTTTATAATTTCTTTTTCAGATTTAGCTTTTACCAAAGGAATAATATGATCAATATCCCAGCCAAAACTTAATTCCCCGTTATAAAAACCATGATTTTCCCATTTCATCCATATCTCAAATTTAGATTCAATATAAGATTTAAATTCTTGGAAAGAGCAACCTAACACTTCTTCAGTTTTAGAATTTTTATTATATCCATTTTTTTTAAAAATATCACACAACATAACTCTTAGATTGCAAGTTAATTTATATAAAGGATCGCTTTTTTTACGATTTTTTTCTTTTAAATTTCTTTTTGCTTTATTTTTTTCTCTATATTGTTTTTGATAAATTTTAGCTTCTTCTTTATTTATCAACCTATATTCATCTTGATACTTTTTTATTTTTTCAGCATTTTCTATTTTATATAACTTGTTGTGCTCATTAATCTTATTTTTATTTTTTAAATAATTATTTTTTCGGTTGTTAACTAATTTAACGCTATTGTTTTCACGAAACACCTTATCATACTCTTTTTTACACTCTTTACATATACCACTATATCCGTCTTTAGAGGTTTTCTTTATAGCAAAAAATTTATAGTCTTTAGTTATGTTGCATTTGTTGCATTTTTTATTTTTCATACTAATAAATAGTATAAAAAAAATATAGAACATTCAATTATTAAAAAATTAAACCTTTTTTTATACATCTATCAATGTATTCTGAATGTTCTACACATAATGGATTAACTAGGCCTATGGTCATATGTAATCCAAAAAAAGGTCTTGGTAAACCTATTTCTTTTCTTATTTTGTGAAGTTCTTCTCTGTGATCAAAATCAACTACAAACCACCAATGTTTGTTATTGGTAGCTGGGTGTAGATTAAGAGTTATATCAACTTCTTTTCCACTCCATTTTGTTTTAAACTGTTCCCACAGCTTTTCAACCTGTTCGGTTGTTATATTATTGTTATTTGTTGATATGTCCCTCACACTATCGTTTATGAATGTAACGTGTGGTTCTCTTACGGAACGGTTTAAGATTAGATTAAACCTTTTTTTTATAAACCACGCATAGTAATCGCAAAGATCTCCTCCAAACTCAATAATAGCAACCTTTTTCCATTCAGATTGAAGTTCATGCTTTTTAGTTTTATTTGGTGGGTCAAAAACAAGTTTGCCTGTATATTTAATTAATTGATTCACTTTTTTGTTTTTAGAGAAATATATTTAATTTTCTCCAATAAACAAAAAATAATTTTATTTTTGGAGAACTTTTTTATAGATTTTCCATATGCCAACTCCGCTCATATAAAAAGTTGAAAAGTTTTTTTCTTCCTGCAACATTTCTCCATCATCTACAAGCAAGTATTTTGTAAAATCTTTACCAATTACTTCAAATTTTAATTCTTTACCAAATTCAACCAATCTTAAATTTAAGATTGTTGTTTTTTTACCCTTTTCATCCTCTAATATTCCACCAACAAATTTGCTTTTATCGCACACGTAAACCTGTAAAATTGGGGCACGCACGCTTGATGAAGTGAATGTATAAGAAGAAATATTCATCGTTTTAGTAACAACTGTGTAGCCGCCAATTTGTGATGAACCAGTCAAATAATTTATTTGTTTACCCTCGTCATTTTGCCCTAAAGCTATAAGACTAAAAAGAACGATAATTGTTGTTAAAATTTTATTCATTTGAAAAATTTTTAATGGTTTTGTAATAATTTTTTTACAATAACTGACACAGTTTTATTGTCAGCCTTTCCAGCATATTTAGAATTAAAACCGCCCATAACTTTTCCCATATCAGAAGGAGAAGATGCACCAATTTCAGATATAATTTTACCAACTTCAATTTCAACTTCAGCTTCAGACATTTGTTGTGGCAAATACGCTTCCACAACAGCGAGTTCTTGTCTCGACTCGTCATTGTCTGCTTGAGAAATCGTTTCTTGTAAATTTTTAGCTATTTTTTTTACAATTTTTAAAACATTTTCATCTGTAAGATCTGCAACAGAAGAGTTTTTTTCTTGTGTTGTGATTTCTGCTTTAATAACGCCAAGAAGATTTTTTTTAACAATCTCTCTAGCTTTAAAAGCTTCTACATATTCTCTTGAAATTTTTTCCTTTAAGGTCTCCATTATTATTTTTTTACAAAGTTAAGATTATTGTTGAAATATTCAAAATTATTATTCATCTCTATGACAATTACACCCAACTTCCATTCCCCAGCAGTGATGACAGGTGTTTGCAACAATCTCCACAATCCTTCTCTTCTCTTCTTTTGTTAAATTCGGTATCAACTCGCCAATTTTATCCCAGACTCTTGAATATTGATGAGTTGCATCTTCAACAGATAATACAACTTTCGGTTTTGGATAATTAGGAAGATGAGCCTTGGGCTTTTCAATTACCCATCTACCCAATTCTCCATCATTCATGTATACCAAATCCCTATCATCATATGTCTCATTTAAAATATGTTCTTTAAACAACATATAAAATTTATTCCCTGGCGCTCCGTGAAGAGTTTTAAATTTTTGTACAACAAATTTATCACCCACTTTATCACCCAATTCATATACCGTTTTTACATAAAGATTCTTTTTAAGTTTTAACAATGTAAAATATGTTGCTTTTGTAAGCATTGTATTTGATTCAGTATTTAAAAAACTTAAAAAATCTTCTATTTTTTTTGCAGCATAACTATTAGGTATTTTTACAATTACCTCATCGTGAGAAACAAAAATATAGCTATTTTCATCAGACAAAAAAGAAACATCCTCATCACGAACACCCAATAGTTCAAGAGCCTCCTTAATGAGTATCATATTTAAATGTTGAAAAACCTGTAATCTCTTAGGGTTTGTGTTGCCGAATACAAGTTGTCTAAATGATTTAGACTCAATAAGAGCCTCTGGGATCAACAAAGATTCACATAGCTCCCTCCAGGACCCCTTTAACTCGTTTGCGTTATCAAACGTCTTCAAAACACTATAATTGGCGCTTCTGAAATCAATCGACATCAACAAATCTGTTTCTTCTACGGTGCTTGTCCAATCTTTGGTGTTAAGCGCTTTTTTTGGAAGTTCTTTTTCTTGAAGACTTGCGTATGCGCTTGTAGATTTTATATAATCAGCCACAGTATCAAGACAATACATTTTTAGTTTGCTAACACTTAAAAAATTGTTTTTTTCAGCGTATAGCTCAAACAAAGCAAAGTCGTTGAATTTTTTATTTAAATCCTCAGCGCTATATTCGGGCGACCTCAATAGTGTTTCAATATAATAGTCAAAATCCTCTTTTACAGGAATGTTGATTTTATACAACTTGCAAAACTCATCTATGTTGTTTATTCTACCCATCAATATCAAAACCAATTTGTGCCAAAAATGCTTCCTGACCAATTCCTTCAATCCAATTTCCTGTATAATCATCAGCATTAATTGCAACCAATTCATCGGCCCACATAACAATATCAAATTGCATTGGTTTTTGGTTTTCGCCACATGCAGCAAAAGTGATGTAATCTCTAGTTACTTTTAAAACTATTATTTTTTCAAAACTTACAGGTTCTACCATGCCAGTTTTAATATTTAAAGTTTTTGGCCAAGTATATTGGGTCAATAGCTTTTGCCAAGGTTGTTCATTGTCATCAATTACAACTTCAACATCGCCATTCAATTCATTTATCCTCTCGTTAAACTCACAAGCTATTTTAAACCAAAGTTCAGACATGTCCCCATATTGTTTTACAAAAAAAGGATTGTTAGCTTCTCTGTCGTATTTTTTAGTTAAGTCATAATCTTTGTTGTTTGAATAAAAAACATTTCTAACCTCAACAAGCATATTGTGAATAAATTCTTCAGGTACTTCATTTGGCAACCCAGAAGCTTCATATAGGTCAATCATTTCCCTAAGATATTCTTCTGATTTATCAAGAAGTTCTTGTAAAGACACTTGTCCTCTTCTTATTTTCAAAAGTTCCTGAGCATCTGGCCTTCTTATATTTACACCCTTACCTTCAGCAATTTCTTTTCCAATTAGAATTAGTCGCATACAATGCATCATGTTCTTACCATCAATTTGCTGACCATGACCCTCAATTTCTACCCACCTGGTTTCATTGCGATCTTCCAACCATTTTAAATAATCGTTGTAGTCTTTACAATTTTTTGCATAAGCATCTTTATTGTAATAGATGTGGCAAACAAAAGTATCCCTTTTGTCTTTTGGTATATTAGACTTTCTTATATCATTTGAGTCTTCGAAAGCAGCGCCTTTATAGCCAAGACCAACAGGTATTCCAACAGATTTAAAATCATTCTTTTGATTTTCTCTTTCTTCTAACGGTATTCTTTCAGAAAAACAACTATGCGCTATAGTGTCATAAAATACAGCATACACTCCAGGGGCGTGATTAACGGCAGATACACCACAAAACAATTGATCGTACCCTTTTTCTTCTAACCACTCTGGAAACGGCTTAGAATCATAACCAAGTATCACATGACACATGTCAAGTGGTGTTTTACGTGTAATCCTGCCCTTTTCCCAGTTTTGTTTTTTATCTAAACCTTTAGCTTTAGCTATTTGTTGTCTAGCATAACCAACAAAGGCATTTTTAGATTCTTTTGTAATAAATTTATCCTTACTTTTTAACAAGATGTCAAAAACTGGGTTCTTATACAAAATGCAGTCGTCTGGAGAATTTAATAATTCCAACACGGTTGGATTATTCTTTCTAAGAAGTTCTAAAAATCTACGAACTTCATATCCAGAATAATCTTTGTGAATTCTTAATTGTTCTTCGTATCTAATACCTAAAATGTCGTTTTCTGGAAGAATGTAAACAAAAGCCTTATCAATGTCACTTGTTTCAGTATTGGTGCCATGCGCCTGACTTCCAGTAATTGTTTCAAATAAAATATAACCCTCTCTTTTAAGATTGTGATACATTTCAAGATTTCTAAGCTCTTGCTGGCGTTTATCTGTCGCTACTTTTTCAGCGTCTTTTGCTATTAATTCTTTTTCAGACATAATTGTTCTATTTATACGCAAATTTAAACAAAAAGTTTCATTTTTTTAATCACTTTTAATTATTCCTAGATCTATAATTTCATCATCTTCGTCATCTTCATCGTCATAATCCTCTTCTTTTTTGTTGTTAAAACCTATAGAATCCATACCATTGTTTATTTTGTCGCTTAAGTATTCTGCTTTTTTAATTTTTTCATTTGTCTTGATTTCTTTCATCAGCTCTTCGAGTAAAAAATCAAGTGTTAATGTAATTTTTAAAAGCTCAGTTCTCATTTTCAACATTTTTACAGCATTGTAAATGTGTGCACCAGTAGATCTGTTATCTCTAAACAATTTTATCACCTTTGAGTTTGTGAACATCTTAGAAGCCTGTGATGTGGTTGGTACTTTATGGTGTTTTAAAGATTTTAAGATTACGTTCTTAATATTTTCCGAAGTAAGATCATCAAAGGAAAGAACTTTATCAAAACGGCCTGGGCGTTGTGCTGCCATATCCAAAAGCTGTACAGAGTTTGTGGTAGCTATCATTCCAACTGTTTCAATTATTTTATCAGTACCATCAAGCACATCTAAAAAATCTTGTAATCTCTCTGAATAAGCTCCAGACTTTCTTGAACCTAACGATAAGTCGATATCATCAAATATAATCAAAGACGGCGCAAGCAAACTAGCTAATTGCACTTTTTCTTTAATCATAGAACACACTGGTGTTTTAATGATTGTTACACCTAATTTGTTTAATTCGTTTGCAACCACAAGTGTAGATTCAGTTTTACCTGTACCTGGACTACCAACCATTAAATAGCGCATCAAAACGCTCATTTCAGTGTGTGATGCCACATACATTTTTAAATCTTCTACAGTAGAGCTTGGAAGATATATGTCGCTAAAACCTCTTTTTTCTAGAGTTTTTTTCTGCCACAAAATTTCATCTCTCTCCATAACAAAGTAACTTCCTTTTAAATCACTAACCTCAAGAGCGTGTTTCCACAACTTATTATAAAAGTACAATCCATCAATAAAACTTTTGTTGTTTGATGTCATTGCAAAATAAAAAGTTACTTCATTGTTTTGTTTAAAAATATCATAAACAAGACTTACAACTAAGCCTTCATATTCTAAAAGAACTGTTTTTTTACCCCAACTTTCATACAAGTTTATTGTATCCCTGAATTCGTCGTCTTTAACGAATCCAAGGATTTTTATTTGATGTTTTTTTTGGAGCGACTCAGTCTCGTTTAAAATATTAAAGTAATCTGAAAATATTTTGAATATTGGCCTATTCATGTTATCATCAAAAGAAAATCTAGATTGAAATTTGTTAAATTTATCTGATTCCTTTTTTTGATTTTTTTTATCTTCCTCAGATTCAATACCAGCCTTTATCATTTTAACGATTGACCTTCCTGTGGTTTTATTTTGTGGTTTTCTAGACATATTGTTTTTTTGAGTACAATTAAAAATTAAGATTTGCTTTCCGCTTCACTCTCACTACTTCCATGACTATACCCATCGTCATAAGGTTTATTTTGCGTTCCTGGGGCTCTCTCTTGTTCATTAGAGTAAGCTGATAAATCTTGTGTTGGAGATTCTGGTTCTATACCAACTGATTCTTCGCCCTCTCCTTCTTCATAGTCATTTTTCATTGGGAATCCTATTTCGCCACCGCCAGATCCAGACATTCCAGCTGTAAGATAATCTGTTCTTCTAATTCTTTTTAGAATTTCAAGTTCGTTTGTAATTTCACTTACAATCCAATCAGACGTGATATCTGTTAATTCTAAGGTGTCAATTCTAAGCATAAGCATTTTCACATTGTTGTAAACGTGTGAGCCAGTAACTTTAGAGTGAAAGAATTTTTCAATTACAGATGGGTGTATAAATGGTTGAACAGCTGGGGAATTTTCTTCAAGTTCGAAGTTTTTATTAAGAGACTTCAAAATGATATTTCTAATATTAGAAAGTGTTAAGCTATCAAAAGATAACAATTTGTCAAAACGACCAGGTCTTTGTGCTGCCATATCTAACAACGCCAAAGAGTTTGTTGTAGCGATGAAACCAACGTCCTTTCTAACTTTCTCAGTACCATCAAGTACATCTAAAAATTGTGCCAATCCGCCTGAAACTCCGCCTTTTGATCTAGAGCCCAATGATAAGTCGATGTCGTCAAAAATTACAATAGATGGCGCTAATAATTCAGCTAACTCTATTTTTTCTTTTAATGATGGACATACCATTGTTTTAATAACTGTAACTTTGTTGTCTTTTAAATAATTCGCAATTGCAAGAGTTGATTCTGTCTTACCAGTTCCAGGACTTCCAATCATTAAATATCTTAACAACACGCCAGTTTTATCAAATAGCGTTGTATAAAGGGTTAAATCCTCCATAATGCTTTTTGGCAAAAAGATATCGTTAAAACCTCTTCTTTCAAGTTTTTCTTGTGACCACATAATTGAATCATATGGCAAGGTGATGTGCGTTCCTTTTATTTTACTGTGCGCAATTGCGTTAAACAATATTTTTTTACCAAGATAGTCTGGGTTTAAAGTACATTTTCCCTCCGATACAAAACAAAGTCTGTAATGAAATTGTCCCTGTTCGTAATATTTTTTTAATGTAACAATAACCCTAATTGTGTCCTTAAACATGATCATTACATTACCACAAAAATAATTCATATTTGTAGAATGCGGAAAACTTTCCGAAAAAAGACCCTGGTCGTTTGAGAAGTGATCAATAACAATTTTTGTTTTTTCTTGAGCTTCTTTGTCATCAAACAAAAAGTTGAAATAATCGAATACCATATTCATAAGTGGCGCATTGATTTTTACAGCATGATTTACCACTTTAGAGTAATCATTAAGCATTGGAACACTAGGCTCTGTTTTTAAATCTTCGTAATCAAGCTCTAATTCTTCCTCTTTTAAAGCTAGGTCACTAAGGTCAGTTTTGCTTTTTTCTTCAATCTCTTTTAGATATTTGTTATACCCTTCTAATTGTTCAGGAGTTAAAAAAGTTGGATCCTCAGCAAGCTTTTTTTCTAAGTCTTTTTTAGCATCAGGAATCTTTTTTTCTAAAGTATACTTTGCTTCTTGCTTTTTTGTTTTTATAGACTTTTTTTGAGAGTCGTATTTTTTACCCAATTCTTTTTTCTCAAGCTCGGCGCTTTTTTCACTTAACCCAGAGTCGTTAACATATTCTGTTTTTACAGTTTCTGTTGGTTGTATATCTGCCTTTTTTTCTTCTGGCTCATTGCTTTTAGAATCTTTCGCTTTGTTGTTCTCTTTATTTTTCATATTGGTTAGAATTATTTATATCGAAATTAACTCTTTTTATTTAATCAACCAAATTATTTTGTCTAGGTATTTGTTAAAATTTTCACAAAACCTAGAATAATATAAAAACCTAGACAAAAATTAAAAAAACGAGACAAAAAAAACCGAGAGTATATCTCGGTCTTAATTATTAAAAAATAAAGTTTTATTTCTTATTTAATAACCACACTTTGCCATCTTCTAGCAATACTAAGCCAGCGCCAGTGTTTTTAAGAACAGATGAGGAAGTTACAAGATTACATTTTAAATCAGATACTTCTGCGAAGTCTTGTGTGCGAAGTATTCTAATGGTATCATCACATGGTATAAAAATAAAACCTTCTCCGCTAGCATCTCTTCTATATGCGAAGTTATACCATTGCAATATTTCATTTTGAGAAACGCTTACTTTTAAATTGTTTATTTTGAAAAACTTGTACTTGATTTGCTTCTTTTCCACATATTGATATATACCAACATTTTCCTCTTGTAAAACATCATCTATTTTAACTGGGAAACTCACCACAGAAATCTCTACCCCACTTTCATTGTACAATATGTTTTGTTTTCCGCCAGCATTATAAACAAAGCTATTATAATTTTTAAAGCCTTTATCAAATACGCTCAACGTCGTAAACTTAATTGTTGTGCCATAAGACTCGTCAATATATAATTTAAACATTGTATCTTCACCAACTACAACTAATATATTTCCATATTGTCTAAGCAAGCTTTTGTTTGGCAGGGAAACAGAGGTCATTTGCTGTATTTTACCTGGTGATGAATAAATAAATAAATTTCTATTTTTTAAAAACAAAATATTTTTATTGCCTATAAAAATTTGATCGTAGTCTTTTTTTGATATTGTATCTAACAATGTGACATAACCTTTGTTTTTTGCATTATAAATTAAAAAAGAGTCATCAGTTACTATCACCAACTTATTATCTGTGCAAAAAATATCCTTAGCTTTACCGTGCTCAAATATGGTTGTTATAATTAACTCGTCCTGCTCGTATTGAGTTACAATAGATGGCTTGTTTAAAGGCAATACAAGTAAATTTGAATTGACATCGGATAAAGAAACAATAAATCTCTCGCCTTTTAAATACAACCTTTTAAACTGTTCTAAAAGATTCGTGTCATTTATTGGTTCATAACATTTTGGGACTTTTAATTCTGGATCTTTTACAAATACTGGAATCTTATGAATCATTCGGTCAGAAATTTTCATATAGGTTTTATGTATACCTTTAAACGGATGAGTAAATGCAAGCATGTTAAACGCCAACACTGATAATGCAAAAAAATCACTTTTATCATCTATTTTACCTTGATAATAATAATCTCTTATATCTTCAAGCAGTCTTCCTGAGTGCTTATATCCTGGAGTTTGATAAGAGTCTGTGTCAATAAATTTCACATCGCCTATATTGTTTACCATTATATTTAAACAGTTAAGATCTCCAATAACTATACCTAATTTGTGGGCATATTCTGTGGCCTTTATAAGTTGCTCAATGATTTTAAGTTTAACTTTTTTATCAACACTGTTTGAAGTACAGAACGATTTAATGTAAATGTTTGACAATGGAAAATATGAGGCTGGTAAAAAATTCATTGTAAACCCAACAACAATTCCTGCGTTGCCATTTCCTGCATAAAGTAAATCAATTGGGCAAACGAACATGTGTTTATCCAACTTCTTTAGAAACTCATATTTTGCAAGACTAAGAGGCTCTATTCCTTGATGATATATTTTTGCGACAATATCATTATCAAGATCGTAAATAATCCCCTCTCCTCCACGAGCAATTTCTTTAGAATCATTTATTTTATACTTTACACCGTTTTGTGCAACAACGTTAATTAAGCCCATTTTTAAACTTCTTTAAAATATTCATCATAAAACTTATTAAACGCTGTTATATATTTTTCCTTTTTTGAAATGTGCTCTTTTGCATAATTTTCAAGCTCTTCTGGAATGTTTGCATAATAAGCTTCTCCAATTGCGCAAGCCATAGAAGCAATTGTATCGCTATCACCTCCAATAGAAATGGCGGTGCGAAGACAATCTTCAAAATCTTTAGACTCCAAAAAACAAATTATTGCCTGTGGGACAGAACCAGCACAAGAAACATCAAACTCATAATTTTCTACAAAAGATTGCACTGTTCTTTTTAAGTCATAACCAAATTTTTCTGTGATTCTGTTCCTAATTTGATCCTTTGTGTATTTTTGCCTAGCATATAATATGGCTGCAGCAATTGCTTGTGCGCCTTTAATACCCTCTGGGTGGTTATGCGTTACTTCAGCACTTCTCTTAGCTTCTGCCATAAGAGTATCCATGTCATTAATAAGCCATGCTAATGCGCTTACACGCATTGCTGAACCATTGGCCCAACTATTATAAGGCTCGCTTTTTTCACTGTCAACCCATGCTATAAATGACCCACCATACCCAGCAAGCATATCTTGTTTTGCATACTCTTTTAAAGTTGCAGCATAATCTTTTTTATTTATATATGCATCAGCAATGGCCAATGTAAGCACAGAATCATCTGTCATTTTACATTGTTCATTAAATAATTCGAAATCTTTTGATTTGTGATTGAATCTCTCAAAACGAGATCCTATAATGTCACCTATTATTGCTCCTAACATAATTATTTCATTTTCATTAAAAAAAGTTCTGGATATATTCTTTTGTATGGCATTATTTTTTTTATTCCATTAACCCATTCATTTGCTAGTCTCATTCCCTCTTCTAAATCCCATCCTTTTATATTACAATTTCCATATTCTGTTGACCACACAGGAGTATAATTAAACTCATGAACACAAAACTTCCAAACCCATGTATCATTATGGTTTATATTGCCGCACAAAATTAAATACTCAGAATCTGGATTTCCATCAATAACTTGTTCAGTGAACATAAAGTTTTCAACTTGTCCCAATTGTCTTCTAACATCAATTTCTTCTTGCATTAATTTTCAATTTTAATTCTGACAACACTTAAATCGTCAGCGTTTATAATTTTATCCTTAAAAAGAATATTGTATTTTCTCTCAAGCATAATTGCGTTTTCAAGCAAAGATTCATCATTGATCAAAAAATCAATTGGGTCAATTTTTAGCTTTGACAATTCCGATTTCTTAAATGTGTTAATTCCATCGCTAGCAATTGAAACATTTTTTACTTTTTTAAAAAAATGAACTTCTGATTTTTGAGAGAACCACTTTTCAAAATCTGAATAGTTTTGAAGAAGGTGTAGGTCGTAAGCGATATAATCTGGTCTGTTATCCCCACTTTCCATTTCAATAAAACGTGTGTTTTGTATGGTGTGTTGTACTCCATCCACACTATAAAAGCCATCACCAAATGCGCATATAATGCAATCGTTTGTATTTTTATCAATTCCACATATTATCATGGTAGATAATAATTCGTTTGTGGTGAGTTCCAATAAATTTTGGGTCTGAATAATTTTTCTAGCCATCATATGAATAATGAACTTAACATTATTTACAAGATTACCGCCAGGTACATCAATGTGAGAAGCCATATTTGTTGTCACCTCTCTAAAAGTTTTTGAAAACAAACTAGAAGCAAAATGACTTTCTTCACCGCCAGAACAACCATCAAATACAGCGAAGTATACAAAGTTATTTGCGTCAGCGATTCTAAGAGCATCCTGGCAATTTACAGAATGTTCAAAATCAGCACCACGCTTTAATAATTTTTTTATTATAATTTTTGCGCCACCTTTTTGCGGCTCAATTTGAACTAAGTTTAAATCAGCTTCCATTTCAAAATAAAAATTCAAAAAAAAAGGAGAGGCGACACCTCCCCTTTTTAAGGTTAAAAAAACAACTTAAAACGTTGGAGCAGATACACCACCGCCAGTACTAACGCTGGTCACAGAACTTGAAATAAACGCAATCATTTTACGAATTTCGTCGGCTGTTGTACCAACCCTACCAAGATGTTTGATGTTCATCTCTCTTTGAGCGTCTTCAAAACGACCAGATGATCCTACACCAAAAAGAATTGATTCGAAGCTAAAAATATTACCCTCATCTTTTTGAAGTTCAGCAATCATGTTTTTAACTTCTGCAGCACTTCCTGGTTCTGAATCATTATCGTCACCATCTGTGATAACAAATAAAAGAGTCTTAACGTTAATACCACCCTGTTCAAGAGAAGCTCTATAGCTAAGTGCGTTTTTAAGTGCAACTTTTACACCTTCGTAAAGTTTTGTCGAGCCATTATTTCTTCCGTGTACTTTGCTGCTTAAATCGACGTGTTGCAATTCTGAAATTGGTTTAAAACCATGTGCAACTTCTACAATTTGATTAAAATCCACTCTAGACACAAATAATTTATCTTTAGCGTGTGATTTCTGCATTCTTTCAGTGAATTCGTTAAGTGCACTGTTTAACTCTTTAACGCAGGCCACAATTGAGCCTGATACGTCGCAAACAAAAACCGCATTTATAACTTCTTCTACTTCAACCTTGTTTGGGTCGTAATTGTCATTGTAATCGTAGCTATCTACGTCCTGTTGACTTTTTTGTGATGTTTCTGACATTGTATTTTTTTTAAATAAATAATTAATTGATTAAACTAACGAGTGAGCTGGTGAAACTTGACCAATTGGGTCAGTTGATTTTGCAAAACGAACACCTTGTTTTCTTGCATCGTCGTAAATTGGTTGTGCGATAACATCAAATGTCAAAGATGGATTTGATGGGACTGGTCCGCCGCCAACACTTGACATACAATCTTCAAGTACAACGATTTTGTTGGCTAATTCAGGAGCATATTTTAATGCTTGTTTTAAAGTGGTAGCAACGCAATGAGATTTTGCTTGACCTGCAAGATACACATTGTCATACTCTGAAAGAGTTTTAAGCAATGGCATGTTTAATTGCGTTTCGTTTGCGTTTGGAATTGGAACTTGTGCTGCAAAAGCACCGAAGTGTTCCGTAAGTTTGTTTGTACCTTTGGTAACGAATCTGCATCCTTTACCAGTTTTTT